ACCCCACAATTTGTGGAGCGATCATGCGGAGCGACGAATCCTATCGGACGCGCCGCTGGACCTGACTAAGGTCCCCCGGGAGTCACATCGACTCCCATCAAAAACCCCCCCTCTCTGGGTTAAAGAGAGGATGGCTAGGCGGGCTCGGAAATTTTCCGAGGACGCCAAAGCAGGGTTCAAAGAACTCGAATCGACCTATAGAATATTCTACAGGGAGATCGGGTACTTCGTGTCCTTGTTTGAGGCAACCGGCCACGTGTCTGCCCAGAATTTCTGGGCACACACGAAACAGGTGAAGCGTACCATACGTGAATTTTTCCACGTCTGGTTAACGACAGCCTCGCTTTCCGGTGAGAATCTGGATTTCTCGCACTATGCGAGAAACCGCCAGCCAGTCCAAATTTTGGACTGGATGGTCCACATTATGTGGCAGATATACACCGAACCTGGTGAGTTCATGGCAAGGTGCAAACAATTTGCATTTTCTTGCCGTTCCGCTTGGATCAACAAAGATGTTGACCCACGACATATCGTGTGGTCCCGGACATTTCGTCCGGGATTTCTTCGATGTCGAACGGACATGAACCCACGAGGACGACTGCGTTCCCTCCTTCAATGGTCTTTCATTGGAAGGGCGCTCCCAGAGCCCACGCCTTATTTTAAGGCGCAGGCAATCCAGCCTATGCTGGACCGTGTTACGTCAAAATGTGACGTACCACGGTTGGAGCCCCGTATCCTGAAGAGGATCTTTGGGAAGGGACCGGCACGTGCTAAGCAGCGCGTGTCTTTGCAGTCTCGGGGAGCCTGTGAGCAGATGAAGCGCTCAGAGGGGGGTAGGCGCGCGTATTACGCGGACCTATTTGACCAGCACCTTTCGGTGTCTGGCTGCCCCCCTATGAGGTTGGGACCGGAATGGCCCCAGCTACTGGGTCCAAATTGGACACAGTACGCCAACTCCTCGCGGGCGGCTCTGTGGTCTAGGAAATTCCTAGTCGACTCGTATCCCCAGATGGGTACTACGTCGAGACCAGTGGTCATCACAGAGCGTGGGTGGAAGACTAGAATCGTATCGCGCTCATGCGCGATCCGGGTTGCCTGGTCTGAGTCCTACAGAATGTCTGTAGTGAGGCGGCTCAACCGCCATAGTGCAATTGCACTACCTCAGTCCGGCAAGATAGACTTCCTACCCATTCCTTCACACCGTCCGGGTGCAATTGTGTTCTCCGCCGACTTGTCGTCGGCTACTGACTTGATCAGCGAGAACGCCTTGCAGTCCGTGGCGCGTTACCTCGGCATACCAGAAATTCTAGTATGCGGAGGTCGGGTAACACACGGGGATTCATTTGATGAACCGATGTCCCGAGGTACCCTCATGGGTATCCCACTCAGCTTCCCCTTTCTTGGTGCCATACATCTTTATGTATGTCTCAAGATCGGGGCGAGGCCCGGCACCTATTATATAATGGGTGACGACCTCATCGCTGTGTGGTCTAGAAGCATGATCGCAAGATACATGAAAGCCCTGTCCGTATTAACGGGCATGGAATTCAACAGAAGTAAATCCTTCTGTTCCCCAAGTCGGGGAGTATTCTGCGAGCGTGCTTACCACTTGGCCAAAGATGGCCTTCATGTTAACCGACAATTTTTGTCAGTTAAAGCAGTGACCCCGCTTTCGCGGCCACTGCTGCCCAAAGGGCCTGAGGGACGTCCTGGTATGCCCTGGGAAGTTTCCCCACTCCTCTACCTAGACACTCATTATGAGCGCCTAGGGCACGAGAGAGTCTTCTGGATTCAGAAGAGGGTTTTGGCATCCTTCGCTCGGAAGGTGTCCTACCTCGCAAGACGGTATAATATACCGCCTTACATCCCACTCAAGTGGGGCGGGGCAGGCCTCTTTCCGCCGAAGAAGGGGTGGCGATACTCCTCCAATGAGGAGTTGTGGCTCCGGAAACTTTTTTCCGGCGACACGATCGCTTCACGCCGCATGAAAGCCGTCCGCTTCGGTACCGTCAAAATGGCGGTAGCCGACAACAGAGCAGTCATGCGGACCCAGCCCGTCTTTGATAAAGTCATCTTTACCAAGGATGGACAGGGGTTGAGTCCAGAACTTGATGGCCTTTTGGCCCAAGTTCGCGAGTTCAGCGAAGACATTGCTTCCGCTGAACTTAGACCCACCCCCGAGGATGTCCCAGTCCGGACGTGGTTTCGTTCGTTGAACGATTACCCACTCGGCGGGCCGGACGGCTCGACGGATGATCCATCCTTACGACCGCGGACTTTCCGCGACGTAAGGGGCACTGTCCTCGAGCCCGATGCCTCGAAAACTCCCATAGAGTCGGTCAAATTGGCCGCTCTTCGGAAGCTTCCGCAAGCTTCCCCACCACCAGCAGAGCCTAAACCAGCTCCGGTTAAGAAAAACCGGCCTGGCCTAAAGCTCTCGCTGGCTGGGCGTTAGGGCGCGCATTGTGCGCGTCCTGTCCATCTCTACGTGGCTA